GTGCGGGCGGAGTGGCGGCAGTGCCGCCACTTCGCCCGCTCGTTGAGGAGGTCCGATGCCAACGGCAAGCGAGCTGATCCATTCCTCTATGCGCCTGATCGGCGCAATCGCCTCGGGAGAAACGCTCGAAACCAATGAGCTGAACGACGCGCTCATCTCGCTCAATCAGATGCTGGCCTCATGGTCAACGGAGCGGGTTACCGTATATGAGATCCGGCGCGATTCGTTCCCGCTCACCGGCGTGCAGAGCTACACGATGGGGCCGGCGGGGGTCTTCAGCGCACAGCGGCCTACGCAGATCGTGGCCGCCCGCGCCTCGAGCGGCACCTACGGCCGCGGCCTGCGGATCGTCGACGTGAACCGCTGGACGGAGATCCTCGAGCGGGGCGGCGCCATCAACCTCCCGATGCGGGCATTCGTCGATTACAATAGCCCGCTCGCGACCGTCCACTTGTGGCCGGTGCCCGCGGCCGGCACGGTGGTCGAACTGTACACCCTGCAGGAATACACGACGTTTCCCGAGGGCGTGGGCGCGCCGGCGGCCGCGCCGGCGCCGCCGATGCATAATTTCACACCCCAGCGGATGACGTACACCGTGCCCGGCGGCAGTTCGTCGTTCACGATCGGGCCTGGCGGCCAGTTGCCGATGCCGCGCCCGGCCCGGTGTGATGCGATCGCGGCTGCCAGCGGCACGTACCGCGGCACGGTGCAGATCGTTTCGGCCGCGGAGTGGTCGACGATACTCGAGCCTTCCGGGGCGCCGATCACCGTGCCGATGGAGCTTTACATCGACTACGGGTTCCCGGCAGTCACCCTGAACGTCTGGCCGATTGGTGCGGCGGGAACCATCGAGGTTCACTCGCTCCAGGCGCTGCAGTCTTTCGCGGCCCTCACCGACGTGGTCAACCTGCCGCCCGGCTACGAGATTGCGATCCGCTACAACCTGGCCGTGGCCCTGCTGCCGGAATATCCGCGGTCAGAGGTGGACCCGACGTTGTTGCCGCAGGCGCAAAACTACAAGGCGTCCCTCGTCCAACTCAACGCAGCCACCCAGATGCTCTCGCAGGCGCCCGCTGCCATTCAAGGAGCCGCATAACATGTTCGCGACACGCCCTTTCCGCGCAGTGACCGCCGCCGGCATTGCGGCCCGTTCCCTTGGCAGGCCCGCGGCCGCTTATCCGGGCCGGGTGGCGACCGATGCGGACCTGATGATCGCGGTCGACCGGCAGCAGACGAGGCTGGCTCTCCCGCTCAATGCGTCCGACACGTCGATGACGGTTCTCGATCCGTCATCGATCGGCGCCAACAATCTGCTGACGATCGATGCCGAAATCGTGAAAACTACCGGGGCGCCCGCCGGCAACGTGGTCCCGATCTCGCGCGGTTTCGATGGCACGACGCCAGTAGTGCACCTGGCAAGCGCCGTAGTTTCCGGGTTTGTGGATGCGTGGCACCACAACGCGCTGACCGCGGAAGTCGAAGCGATCGAGCAGGCCCTCGGCCCCAATCTGTCGCGCATTCCGGCTTCAACCTCCGCGATTACGAGCGCGTATAATTTCGCGCCTCAAACTCCCGGTGGATCTCTCACCGTCGGCACCAATGCAATCACGCTGACGCCGGTTCCGCCAGGCGTCAACGGCTCGAATACGAGGCACTATCTCTATATTTCAGGTGGTACGGGGGCAGCCGAGGCCGTGCTGATAACCGGGGGCAGCGCTGTAGGCGGCAGCGCGAGCGGTGCGATTTTCGTCACCTGCGCCAACGCGCACACCGGAGCGTGGACTATCGGCAGCGCAACGAGTGGCGGCCAGGAGGCAATATACTCGACCAGCGGACCGGTGCAGGTGCTCTACCCTGCCGGCAACTGGGATATGTTCGCCACGCTGTATTACCCGCGCGACGCCGTTGTCGTTAGCGGGGTGGGCTTGGCCCTGACCAAACTCACATGGCAGCGGAATATCGGGGGCGATCTCATCTACGCGGACGGCCCAGGCGGGTCCGGTGGAATCGGCAGAATTGGAATCGAGCTTCGCCATCTGTCAATCTACTCGACCGTCATACAAACCGCGGGCTCGGCTCTCCATTGTTTCGCCTGTCAATATCCAATCGTTTATAACGTACACTTTGAAGGCCACAGCACGCTATTCCACGGAATCTGGTTCGATCAACTGGATTTCGGATATGTCGACGGGGTCAAGCTGCTCGTTGCGCAAGAATGCCTCCGCGTCAATGGAACAGTAGGTGTTGGTTTAAGAGCCGGCCTGTTCATCACCAATTCGCTTCTGAGCAGTTCCGCGGTCGGTGTTCACCTCGGCGGCGGGTTCGGTGGATTGTATATAACCACGACAGACATCATTGCCAACGGTATCGGTCTGCTAGTGGACACAGCGTTCGCCGCGGACCACAACCGCGAGATCGTAATCGATGGCACGACGAGCATAGACTCGTCAGGAACAGCCGGAATCGATTTAGTTAACGGCCTCGACAATGGCTACCTCGGGTTGACCGGGACATGGATCGCCAGCGGCCAAATCGGAATTCGGATTCGCTCCGCCGCCGGACCAAATTTAGCAATCGTCTACGTTGGTGGGGTTGTCTTCAACCACTCCGTCGCCGGGATTCAGAACGAGAATGACCAGGGCGCCAAGATCACAGTCACCGGAACGATGTTCCGCAACAATGCGATCGGGATCAATCAGACGGCCGGAACCGCTGGAGCGACTCTGAACTTTATCACTACCGGCTTACGGTTTGAGGCCAACACGACAGATATCTCCGGCCAGACCGATGTGTACAATATCGCGCTAGTCAACGGCCAGAATAACAACGTCCCGCGCGGCAACAACAGAATCGTATGGATCGTTGGCCCGACAGCACCATTTTCGGTGACAGGGATTACGGACAACCGGCCGGGGGACGTGGTCACGATTTATAACGGGACAGGGCAGCAAATGACAATCGTGGATAACAGTCCCAGCAGCGCAGCGGCGAATCGAATCAATACATTGCAGGGGAATCTCGTGCTGCGTGCTGGAGCCAGTAACGTAACTCTGCTCGGACTGGGAGGAGCCTGGGTCGTGACGAGCTCCAACTAGCCAGGACAGGCGAATTTCTATGACTCCATCATCAGAATTCAATGCCTCGCTGTTCAACGCCGCGCTATTCGGCGGCCCCGGATCAGGGGCGGGATTGCAGCCTCGGCAGGTCGGCCAGGGCATATTGTATCCCGCGCTGCGCAAGGCCGGAGTCACGCTCGGGCCGGGCCGTACGCCGTCTCCTGCGCAGTTTCAGGACGCGATCGACGAATTGAACCGGCTCACGGCATCGCTAAACTGCGACCGCCTATTTATCTATTCGATTGCGCGTTCGGAGTATCCGCTGAACCCGCCGAAGGCGACGTACACGATCGGGTTGTCGGCCGATCCATTCGCCGTTGTCGACTTTCCGGCCGAGAGGCCGCAGATGATAGAACGCGCAAACATTATCTCTGGATCCGGTTCGACCCTGCGTTATCCGCTAAGGCTCGCTACCGACCTAGAATGGGCCGCCATTACATTGCAGCAATTGCCGAACACGATTCCGGAGGCGCTCTACAACGATCGCGGCTATCCAGTGTCGACGCTCTATTTCTACGGGCAGCCCGCGGCGGGGCAGACTTTGGAGTTGTTCACCTGGACGCGAGTACCGGAATTTCAAACCATCACTGACGTGGTACTTGTTCCCCAGCAGTATGAAGACGCGATGGTATTGAATCTGGCGGTGCGCCTGGCGCCGCATTTCCAGCTGCCGGTGAATGGCGACGTGCGCAACGATGCGCAGAAATCCCTGATGCGCCTGGAATCGATCAACGCGCCGCAGCCGATTGCCTCGGTTGGGTTCGGGTGCTCGGATAACTTCAATATTTTCAGCGGAAAATAGCTAGTGAAAATCTCCCTGGCCGGGCCATCCTATACGCTGCAAAGCGTCGTAGCCGCCGCGCAGCAGTGCGTGAACTGGTATCCGGAAACGCTCGCGGTTCCGGACGAACCGCGGAAACAGGTTCTCTTCGGCCGGCCAGGGCTCAAATTCTTCGCGCAGCTTACGCCCGCGAAGATCCGGGCCATGTGGAGCAACAATAAACGCCTCTTTGCTGTACACAACGACAAACTGTCGGAGATTCTCGAGGCCGGCACGGTTAACACACAGCCTACGGTGATGTTCCAAGGTAGCGGAAGTCCTGACCCGGCGCAGATCTTCAGCAACGGCCATCAGTTGATGATCATCACGGGCGGCCTGGTGTACATCGATAACGGCACGGGACCGAACCCGGTGCGGTTCTCCGTCTCGGGCACGGCATCGGCTACCGGAAGCGATACGAATATTCACCGGCTCACCGGCGCGCCGTTCGACAGCGGGAGCATGACCGGGCGAACGCTGCGCATGGACGGCAGCTTGTTTACGGTGGTTAGCGTTACCAGTGCCGATGTGCTGGTGGTGAATACGCCGGCGGCCGCGACACCGGAATCCGTCTGGTCCGTCGATTCCGGGGCACAAGTCGATGCCGTGACGGGCGGGTTTCTCGACGGATACTTCATCATCAACCGCGTGCCGCGGCCCGATCTTCCCCACTCGCAAGATCCCGGCCGGCAGTACAACATCTCGGCTCTGTATGACGGCACGCTCTGGGACGAACTCGACTTCGGGACCAAAGAGGGGTACTCGGATTACATCAACTCGATCCTCTGCGACCACGAAGAACTGATCCTTTTCGGGAAGGAAACGACCGAGGTTCACCAGAACGTAGGCATCACGCTCGATAGCGCGGGCGTGGCGAGTTTCCCGTTTGCGCGAGTGCCCGGCGCATTCATGCACGAGGGTTCGGTTTCGACATTCGCGCCCTGCTCTGTTGGACCCTACAAATGCTGGCTCGGCGGTTCGCCCAACGGCCAGACGGTGGCCTATCGTGCGCTGGGGTTTAACCCGGAACGCATCAGCACGCACGCGCAGGAAGAGGCGTGGAACTCGGCGAATTTCAAGGTGAACGATGCGGTGTCTTATCCATATTTGGATGCGGGGCACCTCTTCTGGGTCTTAAATTTTTGGCAGCAGCAGCAGACCTGGGTCTACGACATGACCGAGGGCCAATGGCATGAGCGGGCCGGCTACAACCCGGTGGTCACGGGCTGGATGGCGCGGGCCGGATTCATCCGCTACCAGCCCTGGTATCACGCCTTCGTCGCCGACTGGGGGCAGGGCGGTAAGCACATTGTGGGCGACCCGGCCACCGGCAAGCTCTACGAGCAGAGCCTGAATTTCTACGACGACGACGGCACCGTCATTCAATATCTGCGGACGTTTCCACATCTCCTGAACGAGGACCGCTATCTGTTTCACCACCGTTTCGAAGCCTACCTGGAGACCGGCACGGTAGCGGCCAGTACTCCCGAGATGACGATCGGCCTCGACTGGAGCAAGGACCGCGGCCACACCTTCACGGCTCTGACGCAGTTTCAAGGCTCCGGCGCGTCCGGCGATTACACGAAGCGCATCGTATGGCGGCGCCTCGGGCGGGCACGCGATCGGGTCTACCGGATCGGCGTTCAGGGAAAAGCGAAGGTCACGGTAACGGACGCCTTCCTTGAAGTGACTCCGGGGGGCGCATAATGGGCACCCTGACCATTCCACCGTACCGTGCCGCACTGCTCACCGGCGCCGATGGTACACCGATGGTCCGCGCCAACGGCCCGGACTCCGAGCAGATCCAGACCGAGCGGCAGTGGTACATGTTCTGGCAGAACGTCGCAAGCCA